TAGTCCAGTTAGCTCTCAAAAAGAACGGTGAAGCCGGAGTTGTGCCTCTAAAGGTTCGCCATATCTGGAAGCCTCTTAGGTCTTCAGACGTTTTTGATATGGCTAATGCAGTTGCAGCTCTCTACAATAACGGTTTAGGAATTTTAGGAGAAGAACCCGAAATCGCGTATGACATGATGGGTTGGCCTAAAACAAAGCTGTTGGAGCGCGAAGAAAACATGCCTACTGCTCCCCAAGGTCAACCAAAGCCGCAGCCGGAACAGGGGTTACCTGGAGAGAAAACTGTAGATGAGTCAAAAGCCTAAACGCCTCATTTACCCAACACACCTCATAGACCGCGAAGCTGGACGCCTACAGATTTTGCTCCGCAGAATCTACCGAAAATATCAGCGTCACCACATAAACAAATTGCAGTGTCTAGGTGAGGGAGAAGCTGCTATTAGGGCGGCATTTGCCAAGATGTGTGAGGGCGTCAAAACCTTCTGCAGCAAGCACAATCTAGTTTTTGACGGCGATTTCAAGGAGCTTCATGAAGGTTTAACTCAAACATTGCAAAGTTGGAGACGTATCGTTGATCACTTCTAAACTAGCTCTTGGAATGGGGCATCGTTGCACCTGCAGTGAGCAGCATATCTTGGAGGCGGCGACGTCTGGGTTTTGGAATACTCCCAATGGAATCCTGCAGAGCATCGACGGCTTAAGTCAGGATTTCATGTTTAAAACCGTAAACAACAGCTTCAAGATCGTAGCGTCAACCAACAATGTTTCTTGGATGCGTTGGGTGACAGCTGAAGATGATCGTGTTTGTAATCGCTGCATTAAAGCATCTCAGGGCGGCACTAACGGCTACTATAAAGTTTCCTGGTTCATGCCAAAAATGCCAATTCACCAGGGGGATCGTTGTCAGTGGGAATTGATTCTAGGCGAGTTTACCCCCTAACTTTTGGTTGAGGAGATAGGGAGAGCCGAAATTCTAACCTTAATTGTTGGAGGCATAAGAAACGACTGAGAATTGTAAAGAACGTAGTTTCATAGCGGGGCTTCTCAAATTTGCTGTTGATGGCCAGGGGCAACGTACTGGAACTTTCTATATTATGAATACTTCGCGTAATCGGAATCGTTGGGGCGTCACAGATAAGGCGCTTGAAGAAGCATTGCCAACTCTTAAGGGCAAAGCCATCGGCATGGGTGCTGGGTACAAGATTGATAAGCACTATCCTGAAGGTCAAACGCTAGATAGCGGCAAATTTGTTTCTACCGAGAAGCCGGGTGCATACGCTTTAGGGACTGCAAAAATTGAGGATGAACAAACTTGGAGTATGATGCAGGCGAGCAAGTTGGGCCCTGTTTCAGTTGTTATCTTCAGTTTCCAGGATACCTGCAGTAAATGCAAAGCTGACCTCTCAGCGTTGAAGGATCCTTTTAGTGAACATGCCTGCCTATCTGCCAAAGATAGTTCTGCCTGGATCCAGGTTGAATCTTTCAAGTTTAAGCGGGTTGATTTTGTTGATGTGCCAGCTTACCCGCAGGCTGGTCTGCAGGAGATGTCCTCTGCAGCATCTAAGGAGGGGTACACTAGGGCGCTTGAATTGTTGGCTGGAGTGTACGAATCACAGGAACCCCCATCTCAATTGAAAGGTGGGTTAACCAAAACAGGAGATAAGAAAGATTTGCCAGAAGAAAATTTTAAAAATCTTGAAGAAAAAATGGCAAATTTAGAGCAAGCAAACCAGAAACTGCATAATGACTACGAGGCAGCCAAAGCTGAAGCGAACAAAGCAACTGATGACGCAAAAACACTCAAAGCCAAATTTGATGCGCTCGAAAAAGCTAAGCATGAAGGCTTAGTTGCTGATACACTCAAAGCCAGAGCAGACGCAGGCCTTGCAGACAAAGAAGAAACAGAAAAAACGCTTCTTGCTGCATTGTCTGATGAAGCATTGGCAGTTTTACATGCTGACGCTCTAAAGGTTGCTTCTATAACTCAAACCCAAACTCAAGCATTACTTCCAAGTGTGAAGTATGAAGGAAAAGCAGGCGATTCCTTACTAGCAGCCGTTAACGAACAACGGTTGACAGCTGGATTACCTGCACTTAAGGAGTTGAACTAAAAATGACGTTAGGCGATATTCTCAAACTTGAAGGAGCAATCGTAGAACAATTCACAGTGAAATCATCCGAAGACATTGAACTAGGCGAATTCGTCGTAAACGACGGCGCTGGAATAATAGCAGCAACAGCCGCAAACTCAGTAAACAGCAACAAAATGGTAGCGTTAGAAGCCCACGATTACAGCGAAGCAACAAGCCACAAGATTTCATGTCTCGTCCATGGCGTTGTTGTAGCCCAGAAAGTATCTGGTTCAGGCGCCGCTAAAAAAGGACAGAAACTTATGATTTCAGGCACTGCAGGCGAATGCACACTCTTCGTTGCAGGCACAGCGCCATCAGGCGGAGCAACACAATACTATCAATCCACACAGGAAACAGCATTCAACACCGCACTAAACACTAACTTAACTGCTTTTGGCGAGGCATACAGTGACAGCCTCGACGCCGATGTAGTTCAAGAAGTGAGACTTTAAGGAGATACAAAAATGAACTCTATAAAAATTTATCGAAGCGCCTTAGACGGCAAGTATTATAAGGCATCCGGAAACCCCGAATCACTTCGCAAGTTTGAAGCTGGAGGCGTCATAATGCCCAGCGACATCTCATCAGTGCAAGCAGTAACAGTACTCAATGAAGTCCTCGGATTAGCAAGACCCAACTATAATCTACGCAATGTTTGCCGCGTCATACCCATGGACAACTTGACCATGACTATTCCAATTGCAACCGGCTTGACAGGTCAACGAAAAGTTAAGCCCCTAGAAGAAGCTGAACTAAGCAAACAAGCCTACACCGACGTTAAATTTGACCTATGGAAAAATGTTGTTCACATAGCAATTCCTGATGAAACCAACTTTAAATCTGCTTTCCCACTGATGCAAATGAACATGGCTGACGCAGGCCGTGACTTGCCACGAATGGAAAACCTCGACATCGCCGACGAACTAGAAGGAGTAATCACCGAGAAAGTCTCTGGCTCACCATACGTTGATTGGGGCGCGGTCTCTTCAGGCGTATCTACTACTAACCCATTTGTGAACATTCAAGCAAACTTGAATTACATACAAGGCAAAGGTTTTCCAGTTGACTTCATGGCTATGCACCCGACAATCTTTGGGAAATTCGTTCAAAACACCTATGTCCGCGACTTAGTCCGTGCAGGCATGGCTACCGTAACAGCGCAAAATGGCATTCCACAAAGCGGTGCATTCACGTTGCCAGGGTTCCCAACAATTCGCGTCATCACTGACTATGCACTCACAGAAACTCCTACCTCATCTGTTGGTCCCATCTTGGGTTCATCAGTTGCACCTGGCATAGTTCTTGGTTCAGGTCCAACATACGCCACTGTTTACCGCGACGACAACAAAGATGCAGACGCCTATAAAATACGCCAGTTCTTACAGCCAAAAGTCGTTATCCAAAACGCCTTAACAATGATGTGCACTTAAACACACATCCCTTCTTTTCTTTTTTTTAGATTAAAGAAATAAAATAATAAAATTTATTGACAGGTGAGTTTTACTTGACGTATGGTGCCGTTGGTTCGGTTAAGTCTATTCTTCAAGAGACATCTTCAAGCTTTGATACTGAAGTCTCAGCCTGCATAACTAGCAGTGACGCATACGTTGATAGTTTGCTCTTGCAGAAGGGCTTAACAGTTCCTTCTCAGGTGCCTCAGAACATAATTGATGCATCGAATTATTTTGCTGCCTGGATGTTTCGCAAAAAACGGGATCCAGAGTCAAGTTGGATTTTTTTTACTGATGCTGAACGCTTCTTAAACGCCTACATAGACAGCAAAGCCAGCATAGTTGGCTCTGTTAATGGTGTCGTGAAAGTTAATTCTGTGGGCGATGATATGGCGGCTTGAAGGCATGATTGAGTTTTCTGTTTCTTTTTCTGGTTTAAAATTTGAGGAGGTTTATCAGAAGCTTAGTGGTGAGCTAAAGGAGAAGCTAGTTGATCGCTTAACCGATATCGCTTTTGCCGCTGCTTTTTGGGAGGCTCCAGTAAAGACTGGATACTTAGCAAGTACTGTCTACAAGGATAAAGGGGTGGTTGGTGCAGCAGCTTCCTATGCAGCGGCTGTTGAGTATGGAACAGCGCCTCATGAGATCCGACCTGTGAACAGTGGACTTTTAGCGTTTGAGGTTGCGGGCAAAATGGTCTTTTCACCTTTGGTGCATCATCCTGGAACTAGGGCTAATCCGTTTATGCAGCGAGCTTTGAATCAGACACTGGATAAGGTTGATAGTGTTTTTGCTGAACTATGGCTCGAGTTGGTGAGTGGTTAAAATGGGGTTTTACACCGATTATAAAGCCGTCTTTGACGCGGTTAAGGATATTTTAACTTACGTTCCAGCTGTTCCTGAGGTCCCTGCGGTTCCTGCTCATGATGAAGAACCTGAAACCCCTGCTATACCTGGAGTCCCAGCAAAAGGCGTTGCATCCATTAAGACAGTCTTGGTGGGTGAACAGTACTCTTATAGCAACTTGCCTAAAGCGATTATTACTGCTGAACCATCAACGATAAATCCCTTATCCATGGGTAAGATGCTTAACGTCTCAGTAGTTTTCAGCGTCATTTTGGTTATCCGTGAATATGAGCCCAAAGACTGGTTTGAAGAAATCATCAAGCCCATGGGTGACGTTGTTGATGCAATTTTGGTTGACCGCACTTTAGGGCGAAAAGTTAAGGATTGTTACCCGATCGGTTTTGCTCCTGGAGAAATCAAGTTCGAGAAAGACAAGGTCCTATTCGGTGGGATTGTACGTTTTCAGGCGGTGCTTTGGTTTTGAACCGTAATTTCAGACTTTGGTTCCTAAAGTTATTGGTCAACTTGCCAGTACGCTTCCTGGATCGATTTCTCAAGTTTCCCCAGACAGCAGAATTTCCCCAAACTCGAATGCTCCTAAATACTTACGGCCAGATGATGGTGGTTTATCGAGTTGACTGTTTACAAGGGGTTTTTGGGGCTGTTCCAGACAAGAACCTTGAACGCCTAATCCGCGTAGGAGCCAAGGTGCTAGTTGGCGTTAGCGATTCTGACCGTTACTATCGCGCCTGGGTAGGCTTGGCTTACTTACTTGCCAAAGAAGAATATTTACGAAACCTGCAGCAAGCTTCGCCTCAAAGTTTACTCTTTGACATTAAGCGACAATGGCTAAGTGACCTCTCTTTCCTAAAAGAGAATCAAATCATGTACGATCTGGAGGGGTTCTACCAGTATTCTATCACGAATTATCTTAGTAATCTTGTGCACAACTATGCGCAAATTACAACTACAAAAAACATTGGAGGAATATGTAAAAGATGAGTGTAAGTCCCGTATTGGGTAGAGATGCGCGTCTTCTAAAAAGCGGCGTCGAAATTGGTTACTGCAAAAACATCGCAACAGATGCTTCTGCTGAGATCATAAAAGTAACAAGCATGGAATCTTTGAAGCCCGTTCTAACTGCCGCTGGAAAACAATCCTTTGGCTGGTCTGCAGAACGATTATTCACTGACGCAACTTGGATAACTTTGCTATTAGACGGTACAAAGTTTGATCTAATTTTCGCCCCAGAAGACACTCCGCTTGAAAGTTCAAAGTACGAAACCTGGAAAAACTGTACAGTCCTAAAGCGAGGGGTTAGTGCCGGCGAAACTGATGGTATCCTTGAGAAGATCAGCGGCGAAGCTGAAGACGTAGAACTACCAACATAGAAGGCTAGACACGATGGTTAAAGATGAGCCTAAAGCCAAAGGAAAACCTGTTGACTTGAATAGCCCTGAGAATGTTGAACGTCATAAAAAGTTCAAAGCCATGGCTGACGCTCAAGAGCAAAAGACCGCTGAAGTAGCCCGGCTCTTTGACCCAGTAGCTTTGATGGCTCGAGCAAACCAGGTCCACGAGGTAAGGCATCCGCAACTTGGCATAATCAAGTTTGGGGAGTTGATGCTCTCGGATTCCGAGACCGTTAGTAAATGCAAGACTAAAGATGATCGAAGCGCCATGGCTGTTTACTTGATGCTAAAGAAAGCTTATCCAGAAATGCCGGAGTACACGCCTGAAACTATTGGGGGTTTCTATCGTGCTTTTCCAATGGTTGAGGGGACATCGCTATTGCAGTTCTTTTTGTCGCAACCCTGTTTTTTAGGGGAAAAATCAGTCAATGGATCCAATCAAACGCAAGCGCCGACGAGTTAGGGTTGGTGCTACATAATTTCCAACAGTACAACTTTGAAACTATCCGGAATTTGACTCTGTTCCAATATGAGTACCTGGTAGCTTGGGCTAAGTTACATATAGGGAAGTAAGAAAATGGCTCGGCAAGAAATTGAAGTAGGAATCACTGCAGTGGATGAGGCAAGCGATGTTATAGCTGCCGCTTCACAAAGAATTAGTGATAGCTGTCAGCAGGTGACAGATTCTCAGAAAGAGTTGTCGGCTGCAGTCGAAAGTTCCCTGCCTCCTTTGACTGAAAGCGAACAAGCGCAAATGAACAATGCAACTAGTGCACTCCAGCTAAATTCTGCTCAACTTAGCCTTCGAGGCGCTCAGAAAAACCTCAATGGCGCCATAACAGAATACGGGGCGAATTCCACTCAGGCAGCCGCGGCTCTTCGAGACCTAAACGCTGCTCAAGCAAACGTTACTACGCTTCAAACTCAAGTTGGGCAGACAACAAAACAAAATGAGGCTTCGATGCGATCCTTCACCACCGGGATCTCAGGCGTTGCCACGGCAAGCTTTAGTTTGTATGGCGCATACGATCGGGTGAATGAATCTGAGATAAGCCTTGATCGCTCAAACTTAATGGTAAAGTCTTCCACTAAAGCAGTTGAGGATGCTCATCGAGCAGTCTCAGACGCAATTGCCAAACATGGCATAAACAGCCAAGAAGCAACATCCGCTGAAGACGCCCTAAGTATCGCCGAGGACCGATTAACTTTGGCAAATGAACGTTCCCAACAAGCCCAGGAAAACGTGAATAAATCAATAATGTCAGCGGCTTTGCAGATAATCCCAACATCAATCACGATGGTTGACAGTTTGAGTAAGGCGTGGAAGAACTTTCCCGATATGACAGGAGTTCTAACGACTCTTGGCACAAACGTTACTATGGTTGGCAATAAGGCGCTTGTTGCTTCAGTTTCAGTTGGAGCATTTGTAGGCGGATTCACAGCTGGCTATACAGCGATTACTCAGTTTGGAGATGCTATAGGACCAGTCGGTAGAGCGCTTATGGTTGTAATTCCTGCAATTATTGCGGCTGCCGCAGCGGTTTGGGCGCTCCAGGAAGGAATCACTTTAGGTGTCGCAACAGTTGCGCTAGTTGCTTCAGGTATTGCGATTGGCGCTATGGTTGCAAATTTGCAGTCATACGGGAACGCTATCGGGATGGCTACAGGGGGAGTTGTTAGCAAACCAACTTTCGCGGTTGTAGGTGAGGCAGGACCTGAAATCGTTATGCCACTTGCGAAGTATGAAGCGCAACGCAACCAAGATGCTCAAAAAACAACTATTGATTCTGCAGACGTATTGCCAACATCAATTATGATTGACATTGGCGGATTGCACTTTTACGGTGACATAGCTGACTCCAAGTTTTTGGAGAAAGCAGCTGAGTATACGGCTGATAAAATATCCGATGCCGTAAATTTGAGGAGGTAACAAAACGTCTGAGCAAACAATACTTGACAGCCTCAAAAAACAGATTAGCGGCGATTACGGCTTTGGCTATCCTGAAGGCGATGGATTCGGAAATCAATTTAGACTATTCACGCAAGCGACAGTAAGCCGAGTTGCAGTGAAAATGAGTAAACAGGGAGCACCGACCGGCTCAATAGTTGCCCGTCTATACACTAGCGATGGAGACTTCGCAAGTCCTTACGCCTTCGCCGACACGTTAATTGCTGAAAGCACCAATGCTCTCGACGTCTCTAACTTATCCGAGAACCCAGCTGATTTAGACTTCATTTTTGATGACATTGTCCTTTCTCCTGGAATCTATTTCGTTGTGGTTTTCTCGAGTGCGATTAACAATGAATCTGGATACATTCGCTTGTTAATGACAGACAACACTGGGGCTCAATTTGGATACATTACAGTATGGGACCGCGAAAACTCAAGATGGCAGTCCCATTATTGGTGGGATTAGAAAATGCCGTTTGGAATTTTACTTGGAATTTATGGACAAAACTCATCGGCTTCAGGATGGCAAATCAACGGCATCATTTTGCCTTATGGACCCGCCAAATTTGGGTTGACAGGAGCCGCAAATGAATCTGAAATAACTCAGAGTGGAGAGGAGCCCATTATTACAATCGACGGCTTGAGCGGAACAACTTTAGCGTTATCGGGAACCATAGCAGACGACACAAGAACCGACGACCAACTTTGGAGCGAAATTCTTACACAATTGCTTGACTTACGTGGAGCCGAAATCACCCTCGTATGCCCGATCACAACGTTAAATGGAGCTTGGACGCTTATTGACTTTCAGCCATCCCGAGACAAACACGCCCTAATCTACGACTACACAATGCGTCTCAAGAAATCCTGCCTAACAGTTGTTTTGAACTCTTCAATTTATGAGGAGCCTAGATAATGGTTGTGCAAACGGGAACCTGGGAAATCGAATACTTCGACAGTGGCATCGATGACTTTGTTGCTCTGCGAGCTGAAATCGACCAGGTAGTTGACGAGCTCGGTGGCTATTCAAACGCTTCTTTCTATTTGCCAAACACAGACTTTAACAGGGATTTAGTTGACAACGGGGTTCTCGTCAACGTCTACTTTAACGGTTGGTTTCAATACAGCGGCATTCTGTCTGCAGCTGACGTGTCGAGCACAAAAATCAAAGCGGTTCTTCTCGATATTGCAATTTTGATGCTAGATGAAGCGGAACCCGTAACTGGGGTTTATGATCAAGTTCCGGCAAACGAGATCTTAGCGGATGTTCTTAGCAAAACGCCAGGATCGGGAATTGATCTGGGAGCATGTCCAACTGCTGAAATAAGCGTTGTTTTCTACAAAGCCAACCGATTGGATATAGTCAAATTCATAGCTGATGCTACAGGCTTAGAGTATTGGCCTACGAACGGAGATACCATCAACATTGGGCTTAGAGGCAACAATTATTGGAATTGCCCACAACGGCTTTTTATCAACAATCGAGGTCTTGACCGCTCCAAAATCGCTGACAAAGTCATAATCCGCGGAGTCAACCAATGGGGTCAACACCTAACCGGAGAAGCTGGGTATTCAGGTTGGATAGGTGCAAGAGTTAGAGTTTTCAACGAAGACACCCCAGCAGACCAAACAACCCTTCAGAACATAGCCGCGAAAAAGCTTGTTGAGTTGCAAAGCGATTCAACTGGGACACCAATATCCACACTTATGACCATGGGCTACCAATACAATGTTGGAGACTTCATCAATATCTATCGACCAAAATACATGCTCTGGGGCAACTGGTACCGCATCGTCCAAATGGCAAAATCCAAAATTAAAGTTTCGATGCAACTTGATAAGCCTCGGCAAACAGTTGAGAAAACCATTGCTGACTTGCGGAATTGGGAGAAAAACGGCATCTACTTACCAGGCTGTACAAGCTGGAGCATCAACCTTCAAAGCCTTGTCGGACTTTACCATTTAAACGAAGGAACCCCGTCGACGGTTGCTAAGGATTCAAGCCCTAGAGATACTCCGGTTGACGGAACTATCGTTCATGGATCTTGGCAAATGGGACCTGTATGTCAGATGTTAACTCTTGCTGGAGACGGATACGTCGACATTGGTGACAGCATAAGCTTCAGTGGAACAAACGCCTTCAGCGTTGGCGGATGGTTTAGCCCATCCCAACTAAACAGCACTCACAGGTACTTAGCGCATAAAGATGGACAGTTCTCATTGGGATACATCAACAACGTATTGCGTTTTACATTTACAGCTTCGGATCTTGGAGTGCAAACTTTTGATTCTGACGCTGGCAAAGTCAAAGCTGGCGGACGCTTATTCGTAATGGTAACTTTCGATGGTTTAACTATTAGAATGTACATTAATGCGCAACTTCATAAATCGTGGAGTCACCCCTACGCTCTAAACGCCTCAACAAACAAGGTTTACCTCGGAATGTTCTTGCAAGGTGCCTTCGCTGAAATGATGCTGTGGAGCCGTGCCTTAGTGGATCAGGAGGTGCTTGAGCTCTACTTTTTTCCCCTTAATCGAGTTGTTCAATCGAGGGGTGGCGGAGGAGCTTGAAGTTGCAGAACTCACACGGTACTTCAACTATAGCGTGAACGTTCCGATATCGGTTAAGCGGCACTTCAATTACAGTGTGGACGTTCCAGTTTCAGTCAAGAGGCATTTTGTTGATTCATTGGATGTGGCGATAAATGTTAAGAGGCATTTTGCGTTTAGCACAGATTTCGAGGTGGATGACACGCCTGCAGGTGTAGTTTACCCTTTTGCCGGTGCGATAGCCAGTATTCCGTCTGGATACTTGTTATGCGACGGTTCAAGCTTGCTTAGAACCTCATACCCGGCTTTATTCAATGCGATAGGTGTAATTTATGGCGCTGCAGATGGCACACATTTCAATCTACCAGACTTTAGGGACAAAATGTTAGTTGGCGCAAGACAGGACGATTCTGGAATACCCAAAACTAACGTTACCGGAGTTTTAACTGCAAATGGCGGTTCAATCACTCTGGTACATTCTGGAGCTTCAGTGACAAGAGGCCCAAGCGGCGTCTCAGTTGGCAATCATGCTGACCACGTGCACTCTGGTCCAGCATCCCACACATTAGTTTCCAACAAGCAGGGATCAGGTTCAGGTTCAGTGGTGACAACCAATACTCATGGCAATACAGGTAATCCAACTGGTGCTCTCAACCATTCGGTTAATGAGCCAAATGGAGGCGCTGGACATGACCATGGCTTCACACAACCGAGCAATCATACAGCCATACCGCCATATTTTGCGGTAGTTTACATCATTAAAACTTGAGGCTTTAAAATGGTTACAACCCCGATAATAACATTCATCTCAGACCCAAACGAACCCGACGTCTACAACGACGTTAACTCGTTGCCAAATCCATTCACAATGAACATACCTGTAGGGATAGCGAATACTCACCCGTCAGCAACTCTGTACTTCAAAATGTCCATCGTTTCCCCTCCAGCAGACTACTCAGTTTCAACTCAAAACCTCGGCTCATTAGCGCCTGGAGCAAACGGCATCTTTGTTTTTTCCCCTGTACGAGCAAAACCAACCTTAACTGCCGGAGAATACAATGAAACCTTGACTTTCAGAGTTGACGCGTACACGGATGCAGGGTACTCAGCATCCTACGCAAACCAAACTCTAAATGTAACCCTTCATCATTTCGATCACTCAGATGCATCCTGGACAGTGCTCGATCACACAACTTTTGATGATGGATCAATGCAAGGATGGGACATGAATGGCTTCTACGCTGATGATGTCGGTACCCAAAATCCAATACTTCGTACCTCAACAAGATTTTTGTCCTCGCCCTACGCTCTACAAACAATTGTTGGAGTTAACGGTAAAACCTTCAAGATCTTTAATACTTCAACATACAACAGAGCAAGGGTTGTAATTCATGTTTACGAGCAATCCAACAACTATCCACAGTATTCTACATCATCAGCCGTTAGAATTGATTACGCTGTCAAAAAACCGTTAGCGATTAGTTTGCCTCACGACCAATGGTGCAGATTAGCTTATAACTTGCCTATTGGTGCTTCAAAGGAGGTGGCTATCGGCGGGCGATCTGGATATCAATGTGAAGTTTTCTTCGACGAAATCTGGGTCATCGCAAAATAAAAGAAATGGACATCTTTAGGCAATCTTCTTTGAGGAACTCAAGTAAGGCTTTAACTGACTGAACGAAGTAGGTTCTAAAAACCAGCTTTTTCCAACCCAATCGAATGTAAAACATACAGGAAGAAGAACATGTTCTCTTTCATATGGGTCAATTACTTTCATTTTTACTTCAAGCTGAAGGTCTTTTCCCTTGCCGTCGATGTTACAACATTTCTCTGGAAGCGTGAAGTTTCCTACAAAGCCTACTCCCGGATTAAGATTCCAAATAATTTGTCCTGCATAGTAAGGTTTAGAGCTTTCAATAGCTCCCAAATCTTCTCCATCCAGAAATACATTAACGACTCCTTTCACTTGAACAGGAATAAATCTGCCCACCGGTAAAACTCCGAAAATTACTTTTGGCAATTCAGCAGAAAGTACTTTCAGAACAAGCGCAGGCACGAGGCGACGAGTATATCTCTCATATACTTGGTCTCTGCGCATTTTTATCTCTTCATCCTTATACTTAGTACCTCTTGGATGCCCGTCATAATAACGACCTAAGTCCGCATGACAATGGTAACAAACTGGAATGGCATTTTCTATTTCAGAACTCTTAGGACCTTTAAGTTTGGGATCAATATGAGCAACTTCGATATCGAGCCCACAAACTTTGCCACAAACGCAACAATGTCTGTCGCTCCATAAGAGAACCTTGCGCTTTACCTCTTCATTAAATTCTTTCTCTCGTGCCATCTCTTGGTTACCACTCAACGCATATACATATTATTAAAATATAAAATCTTGTTTCTTGAAATTTTATTGGTTAAATTTTTGGGAAAGAGAAAGGTTAAATCATAAAAACAGAAAATATTTCTAAATATGGGCGAGTTCAACAAAGTAGATCGAGAAAAAATAAGATATATTTTTGACATCGGTTGGGATTGTCGTCTTACACCTTGCTGCATTGAATGGTTAGGAAAAATTCTAAAAAAGCAGTCTTGGCAAATCACCCCACTTCTATTCATAAATGAGATTGTTGAGGAAAAAGAAAGAGACGGTGATCGAACAGTTTATGACTGTGGGTATTGGGAAACTCCACAATCTATTGGCTTCAAAAACCTGTATATAAAAAAAGGGT